CAACTTGGAACGGAGATTGAAAGATATAGGTTGATGAATCTTGTTTAAATTGAAGAGAACACGGTTCACTCCGAATAAAGATATTGTCCGATTTCAAATCACGATGATCCAATTCAAGGCAATTATGTAAAATACAGAGTGTAATACTAAGTTGTACCATAATTCTGTAAAAATCCAGATCAGGCTCTTTGGTTTTTGAAAACCAATCATGTAAGTATTGACCATGAACTTCTTCCATTGTAAATGACATTCTTCCCTTGTATTGATAAATATCGTAGATTGCAGGAATAGCCCATGGCATATTCTGTTTTTCCAAACATATATGTGAGAGATGTTGTACAATACCTTCCAACTTAAGATTCATCTCTGGAAGTCGAGGGGATTTTACCAAGACATTCATCTTTTTCCCGAATTTTACACGCTCAGCCTTCCGAATATCGCCATACGAACCGTGTGTAACATTCTCACCGAGAAACAATTGTACGCGTTCTGTTGATCCAAATACAAGTTGACTGTGTCCATTAAGCATAGGAAACACTGAATCTGGAATATTTTTTACAGTATCGAGAGTATAAGTTCTCTCGATACCGAGTTTTTTTAAATCTATCTCCATGCCTATTTAGCTCTGAGATATACATCCAAATATTCTTCGAGTGATTCCCATGTTTCCAGCTTAAATTGCCGCGCCAAAATAACCGCACTCACTTCACGTGGATGTTCTGGCTGCGGATGATTTTTACCAAATGTAGCGTCAAATGATGCAGGAGGATTTCGATCAAGGTTGCCGTTTCTCTGATCCCACCATCGAACAGAACATTCACGCATATCAGGTTTATCTTCACGCTCATAAAGCGGTAAAGGTACCCAGCGATTCTCCCATGCGTAGAAACGCTGACTCATTGTATCTGGATTGAGGCGACACCGACCAAGCCATCGCTCGGGAATATGATTATCTGTTATAGGGACCCAGCCTTGATTATAAAAGAGATCTCGCCACGCCTGATCGTTGCGACGTTGATGTATATGAACAAGTTCATGTTGTAGAGTTTCTTGATAATGATCTGGAGGATAATGCGCTGGCATACAAATATAATTGGGTGGGCGTGTATGAGGCATTCCTGCGTCGGCTGTAGGGTACATTGTAATGATTTCTGTATTATAGGGACCGGGCTCCGTATTAAAAGAGTTCATTGCGACATATGAATGTGATCTCCTAGCGACAGCATTACAATGATCTTTTAGACAAAGTTCTCTGTAATGATCAATTGACTCAGGTATGTCAAGTACAGGCATTACCCTTTATTTAGAACCATTAAAAAATGTATGTTTAAATTACGCCATGCTAGGCATCAACCTTTGTAGCAGGGACCGTCTTCTTTTCTCTTTTACCTTTAACTAGAGGAGGCGGTGAAACTGAGTTCTTTTTTTTCTTTTCTTTCTCTCTGCTAATCTCCTCAATAAGCGCCTTCGTTGAAGCAAATGACTGTGGCTCGTGCGGTACCAAGAAGCCTGTCAATGTAATCTGCTTCTGCTTTTGCCCAGCTTGCACTATAGGGCTAGCTAAGCGCGGTGATTTCCTTTCGCCGGTGCTAAAGAAGCTCCTGATATCCGATTGCTTATCGCACATCTTTAGCGAGTCACCAAAGAGTAGATCTCCACTAATACTCTCTTTCTGTTCCATTGAAAGACCTGCCATCATTGATTTTGACATAATGAAGCCAGGGATATCCTCAACTTTCAAGGCAAAGAGCTGTGAGAGCGGATTCATCAACTGGTGCTCAATATAATATTTTACATCAGGTACTAACTTATGCTCCTTAATATACTCGGGTGTCTCAATACGATCACCCTGTAAGGAAGGTGCAGATTGCCCAGGTTTAGGAGAAACATAGATGTAGCCGATACGCTCACCTGCTGACGGCGCATTACCAGGATCGCGTTCCCTCATTCTATCGGCTAGAATTCGGTGAGGCGGCGGCGTAGGAGTATTATATTTGTCTCGCAAGCTTTTCGTAATGGTCAATTGATATGCACTCGTCTTTCCTTTCATCATTTCGGCGCATTTCTCCTTAACGAACTCGACGGCTTTGAGGAAGTTGCGCTCATTCAAGAGAATCTGGATTGCGCCGCCATAAATCGTTTTCAAGAGTGGTGCATTGTCACGTCTCTTAAGTACAATACCCATTGATGTCTGCTTGAAACTATCAGGTGACTCTTCATATTTATTACCTACATATCGCTTCTTGCTAAATATAATGAACGGATAGAAGACCTTATCATATTCAAAGTCGTGAGGGCTCTTCAAGTTCTGTGTCACGAACTTGCCAGCATTCTCAGTAAGCTCAATCGTATCTACAATTGACTTTTTAGAATCACCGGTATCCTTACAATTGAAGTTGACGAAGAGCGAGTCTGTATCACCATAGACAATCTCGGCGCCTCCTGGACAGGCATCGATAGATACACCTGTCTTACCCGCTTTCCACGCAGTAAATCCGTGTGTGCGCTTCACGTCGTGACTTCCTTTGAGGTCTCGCCACGCCAACTCTTTGAGTCTGTATTCGCTTGCATTCAGAGACTTGATGTAAGCGACTTCGTCCGCGTTTAAAGCCTGACGCACAACAATGCCGTTCTTATCCTTCACGAGACCAGTTTCAAAGGTGGGCGGCTGCTCTTTGAAATCTTTTTCCTGAGGACCATAAAACTCAAGAATAGCATCCTTCGCGTGGAGAATCTGAATACGACCATAGGCTGTTACAGAAGCAGCCAAGTTTTGCATGCGAATCTTGAACGTAGGTGAACCGAGCTGTCCATAAAGCGAGTTCGCCGTCAGCTTATAAGCTAGCTGCTCGGCATCAAGAAGCGCTTTCTTGAATGGGTCAGACTCCTTCTCTGCCTCCTTGCGCTTAGACTTACGCTTCGCCAGCAACTTTCCAACAATGTTCGGCAAAGTGCTCTTTGAACCATCAGCCGGCTGCGCATAACAACAGACGCGCACACCCTTCTTGACTTTCTCGGGCTGCTTTCTCGTATCACCGGGCTTGATCATCCACGTATTAAACTCAATCGCATTCCATGTTGTACCGGGTGGTGCGTCATTCTCATCACCAAGTGTCGTCGTTTTGACGAGATTTCCATCGAGATCAAACTCCTTGACCCAAACGAGCGAGTCATAACTGATATTTTCACTGATGATTGTGCTCGGGTAGAGCGATGCAAAGTCACAGACACCGATCGGCGATTCATTGTAGAATCCTGGCACTGGATCGAGGACGATTGCACCTTCATAGGATTCCTCCTGACCCGTCACAGGAGCAGTGGACCCGAATGGAGTGCTCTCCAGGACAGGAACAAGCATTCCGAGTTCATAGCACTCCTTGAAGATGAGTGACTCAATCTTAATGCCCTGACCTCGCGTAAAGATATAGGACACAGGGACAGAGCAAACGTTCGCCATGGACATGGCGTTATTGAAGACGTCGAGCTTCTTGTAGAGTTCTACGACGAGGTCGCAGTCCTGAACGCAATACGCAGCCACCTTTGCGCGACCTGAAGAGCCGCCATCCCTGTGAAGACGGAAAATCTCAGCAGGTGGCACATCGTCTTTGACGATCGCCCACTTGACGGCTTCGCGCAGATCAATGTCCTCTGAATGCGCAGGTGTTTCAATGATGATTCCTTTTCCAGCAATAACTTCGATAACTTTCGCTTTTTCTGTAATACCTTCACCGGTTTCCTCTAAGAGAACTATGTAACGTCCAGGTACGACATCGCCGGTAGTCTTTGTCTTGAGAAACCAACTTAGCTCCTTTCGTTCAACGCTAACAAGTTTTCCGCTCATGTAATACATACAGACGTCATCCAACTTGTAGGATGGAAGCGGTGTACCTCGCTTGATGTAATGATACAAGTCAATCTGTAGACGTCCGTGAGTTGACCAGAGATAGAGGAAATTATCGCCCAGAGCAGAGCTGCTGAGGAACTTCTCTTCCAACTTGGTCTCTTTACCGAGTGCAGAAAGACGACTGAGTCCCTGAAATCCAGGCTCATTCGTGATACCGAGTTCCTGGGCGCGCTTCCATACATATTTTTCGTCAAAACCAAACGTGTTGTAGCCGACGAGAATATCGGGATTTCTCACGACAAGCCAGTTTGCGAAATTCAGAAGCAGCTGCTTTTCAGTCTTTTCTACGTGGACTTCAACACCTTCAATCGGATCGCATGTACCGAGGACAAAGACGTGCCGCTCAGTCTCGGAATCTTGTCTTACAAGAACAATGCCGATTTGTATAACAGGGTCGCCCTCCACTTGTCCTGCTTCCTCGCCGAGTTTACTCATCTTCTCCTTTTTCGTCGGCAAAGGGAAATCGCCAGATGCGCTATAACACTCAATATCCCATGACGCCATGAGAAAGGGTGCACTGGCTTTCGGTGGCGCCAGTTCAGGATCAATATCAGTCCAATCGCACTGACCGACAAGTATATCGTCTTCTTCAGTGAGTTCGACATTCGCCTTAATCCAGCCGCATGGCTGAATCTTACGAAGATGAAAGAAACGGAGCATAGGGTCAAGTGTTGCGTCAAAGACTTCAAGAGCTGGCTGACCTTTGAAGAGTTGAAAGATAAATCGCTGGTGATCATCGAGAACAAATTTCTTTACAGTACGAAAGACAGAAAGATTCTGGAAACTGAGTTGAATAAAATCAAACTCACGACCTGCAGTATATCCATAGAGCACCTTCTTCTTTGTCTTTTCAAACTTAACACATGAATGGGGGATTTGCTTTTGATCAAAGAGCGCAAGAAATCGCTGTTTACACTTATCAAATTGCCCACTCTCGATTTTAAGAAAGAAGAACGGTTGAAATCCGTTGACTTGGAGTCGCACTGGCTTTCCCTCTGGTGTGGAACCAAAGATTTGAATGACCATGGATTGCTTTTCCCTAAACGAGCTTGCTTGTCCCCGACCTTTTCTCCTTGACTTAAACTCGTCATCGTCGTCTTCATCATCATGATTAATGTAAGAGACTTCCATTGTTTCGGCATCCTCTTTTTCAATTTCTTGATCCTGCGCATAGGAATCAAATATGTGTAATACTTGCATTTTTGTACTTACTTTTGTAAGGAAAAAAATGCCCAATTTTTGGTTTCACTTAATGCGACTTTTTTTTGTGACTGCGTTTCTTTGTCTGACGGACAATATTGAGTAGAGATTGATAAAGATTTCCACCCATCTGCTTTCTATTCTGTTGCTGACTCTGAACAAGATCATCGAGGATAGAGGGGGGTTGTCCAGCAATTGTATCGACAGGCTCATTATTCATCTTTGCGGGTTTATATGAGTTATTTGTATTTGCGCTGCTATTTGAATTATTATTCATGCTTAAGATATTGGAGGCTGTGCTCAAACTATTTACATTATTTGTATTTGTATTATTATTGGTATTGTTGTTCAGTTCATTCGCATTTCCAACGTTGTTATTGTTGTTATTGTTATTATTACTATTATTGCTATTATTATTGCCATTATTAACATCTGTTTTTACTATCTTCTCGAGATCCTCTGCCGTACTTGGTTGGGGCATGGCATTTGTTTCCTCTCCATTTTCCTTCTTAAAATTAGCTAGCTCTCCATTTTTATCGGCAAGTAAGAGACTAGGATAGCCGTCGATCTTCGCATTAGCTAAACTTGTTTTCTCTAACATATCTTTATGAATACCCACCATTTTCATAGCGTTTGTAGATAAATTCGGGACCTTACTCCATACTTTCTCGTCAAATCGTTGACAATGTCCGCATTGATTCCAGTGAACAAGAATTACGATGGGACCTTTCTTTAATAAAGCTTCCAGCAATGGAATATCCTTGAGACTACGAACATCAAGTTTTTTCATCGACTTCGACTTCGTCTTTGACTTCGATCTCTTTGTTCTAGTCTTTGTCTTAGCCATTCTATTTAACGTCGTGACTTTATTTTGACGAAACTAAAGTTTCGTTAAAATAAATGTCCAACGACTAATTTGGTGATATCTTTAATTTAATGAAGCTCTTTGAGCTTCATTAAATTAAAGTCTCACCGGTAGTCTACATCTTTCTTTTTTTCAATCCCTGTATCAGAGTATTCCGAAGGGAATGGATGCATATACAATTTTTTTCCTATTGATCATTGTTGGGTATTTGTTTCTCTATGTTTCGGGGAAATACTATCTTCGCGATGGTTTTCAGCCCAGTGAAAGTCTCAAAAAGGAAGTTAAGCAGTGCCAAGGGACGATTGTAGAATTTGAGGAACCGGCTGATAAGCCGTATTTGAATCGCCCGATCAATGATGTAGATGATTATGAGTACAATGTTGTTTTTCAGAACGAAGGTGATAGAGAAGTTAGCAAGGCGACTCTCAATAAGCTGACGGCGCAGTATCCCCTAGACTGGTCGGGGCTCCCTCCGAGTTCATCTAGGTTCCAGGAGGGACGTAGACAGCAAGTGGAAGCCTACGAGAACGCTCCTCCGGTCTCCACATCAAATCCTTACAAGGAAGTGGACGGTTCTAATATGACTCCCCCCGATACATCCGCATTAGAGATGGAGGAACGTAAACTCTTACAAACCTACAATCCTAAGCCGAATGATAAGCCGACAGAATATGATATTAATGACGCTGAAGAGTTAATACGCAAGATTTATGATAAGAAGGGTCTTATCGCGGACGTTCTTAAGAAAGATAACAACGTCTACGAAATTGTGGGGACACGGCGAAAGGATGAAAAAATCATTTATGAAGGCGATGAACCCGAAGCATCTGTATCGAACAAACCGAACGAAGCAGCCGGCGAAGATAACATTATTATTCCCCAGAAAGCTCGTGATACTGCCGCCAGTCTAGATCCCTATTACAGTCCGAATTCCTCGACGCGCACAGGTAAATGGGACTATATGAGATGGACACCGGGCTTGGAGCGCATGTTCGCGCCTACGCAGCCGGTCCAGGAATGGTATTAAGTTCAAGAGTTCCGTCATCATAGGCAAGCAAGCCAATTGAAAGTAAAGCTGTACATACACCGAGTGTTTTTACAGGACCGAGCTTTTCGCCGAAATAGTATATACCAACGATTGTTACAAGAATATCGCTAATGAGATCCCATGTTAAGTTCATAACTGTCATTGTTTCAAACTTGAGGGCAGACAAAAAAATCCACGGTTGAATTGCATACACGATTGTAGGCACGATCATCCATTTCAAGTACTTAGCCTTTGTTCCAACAATCTTGATGATAGATAACATGAATACGTCAATCGTTGCCATAACTGCCGCAAACGTAATAGGAATCCATTCAATAGCCATTTCCTTCTAAAGAATTAGCCGATAATATATGGGTAGGAATGTTAATAGACATTAGAGAAAATGGTCTTCGCTTATTATTACCAAATCACGAGTCAAAGCAATTGCTAGTCGGAGATGTCTGGATCGGACTTTCAGGTGAACATATTGCTAAAGGTGGCGTATGCGTTGAACGAAAGCAGGTCAATGATCTAGAGGGAAGCCTTAAAGATGGTCGTTACAGGGAACAAAGAACACGTCTTTTATCCTATTGTCAAGAACATGGTGCGAGACCGCTCTATATTATTGAGGGTGACTTGGATAGTCTTGCAGTAAAAACTCCCAAGAAGACACTCTGGAAAGTTCTTCTTCGTCTCGCACTTCGGTACAATATTGCGCTATTTCAGACAGAGACAATTACAGATACAGCGAAACTGTTAGAAACTTTAGAAGAACAGATAGAAGCTGACCCGACATGTTTCATTGCGCCAGAGGGCGGAGTTCCTTACACTGAACTTTTATCTTCAAGTCGAAAGGTTAATCGTGATGGACATTTATCATCCGCCATGCTCCAGCAATGTTCGGGTATTTCAGACAAAACTGCAGACGCTTTACTCAAAAGCTTCGGTAGTTTTCAGGCAATTATTGCGGCATCGGAAGAAGTTTTGGCACAAACTAAGATTTCAGAGAAGCGGAAACTCGGACCGGCTGTAGCTAAAAGGCTACATGCAGTCTTTTATGATTGTCCTACAACTATTTAGGAGGAAATACACTACTATAAAATCCACTAAATTGTAATAATATATGTAATACACTAAATTTAACTACTAGGATCATAAATTCTCCTGCTGTTACATTTGTAATTGTATATCCTCTTAATATAGTCATTAATAAAATTATAAGAGATGGAATAATACCGACTACAAGTGTTTCAATCGTAAACTCGATAGGATTGTTTGTAGGAAATGTTAGATCACGTATTAAACCAGAAACTACAGAAAGAACAAAAAAAGTAGATAAGATAACTAAAACCATCAAACCAAAAATTAAATCGTTTGATGAGACACCAAAAAGTGTACGAACATACGGCGTAGCTGTGCTTTTACTATAAATACCAAATACAGTTGATATAAGTATACTTATAATTATACCAAATGCTACAAATTTCCAGATTATATCCATTCTATCTACTCTTCGTAAGTAATTTCAAGTGGATGAGGAAATGAAGAGAAGGGAAGCGCTTTGCTGGTGGCTCTCTCTTGGCTCATAAGAGCCTCTAGAGCCAGCTGTCGCCTATCGAGCGGCGACCCTTCGCCCTGTTTGCGCGTCCAATATTTCCATGCCCATTCAAATTGGAGTGCGGTTACTTTGTTAGGAAAGCCACTAACATAGAGTACACGTTTCCAGTCTCCAGGACGACGCTTCGTCGCGCAAGCTCCGCCGCTTAAAACACCATTATGTTGTTTTAAACGACGCTCTTTGTTATTCGTCATGCCAACATATGTCTGATAGGGTACCGAGCCGGTACATAGTAAATAAACGATATAAGTGTCATCGTCACTCATGTAGTCTTCGCGAGTCCTGCTGCTAAAGAGATAAGAAGAGATCCTAAGACTCCCGTTGGACTGGGAACTTCTTTCAAGAATCCAAAACCCCACATATAGGAGGCTACAACACCAATCAATGATAGTAGTGTAAAGACAAGAGTATCTACACGAGGTATCGCGTAGAAACGGAGGAAGTATCCTACGAAGCCGATAAAGACATTGAAAAGAATGAGAGGTTGCCAATTTGCTACTGAGGTATCAATGGATTCGCCTGTAGCAATTATTACAGCTAGAAGAGCAAGGAGACCACCCGGATAGAGTTGTAAAAGACTAAAATAAGGCGAAGGACTTTTTACACGGACAATCAAATACATGAGAGTTTCTGTTAGTGCAGCCAATAGAGCTGCTATAACACTTTGCCAATGAACTTCCTTTTTATCATCGTCCTTCGTTTGTGCTGAAACTAGGTATACGCCAAAGAGAGCTACAAAGACAAGAAGTAAATTAAGCATGCTGAAGGTTTCACCAAAGAGCAAATAGGCGCCGAGAAGATTCCAGACCGGATAGGTGTAAAAGAGACTCATGGCAGTTCCGGTGGGTAGATTTGAAAAAGAATAGTAAGAAACACCAACATGAAGCAATGAAAGAAGACCATAAAGCATACTTTGGGAAGCTCCTTCAACACTTAGCCATGTTGAACTGATATCTTTTGGGCTCGCTAACGTGAATGCTAAGGTGGTGTAGACTAGAAATCTCGCCACAAGTTGTGTAGCAAGATTTACAGGGACGGTTTTGATTAAGATCGGATAGAGCGCCAAAGCGATTTCCGATCCGATGACAATATATGAATCCATTACCTATTCGGATCTATGAAAAATTCCACAGATCTGATAGAATTGTATCTTTTTTATCTGCCACTGGTCGCTGAATACTCTGTACGAAGGCTGGCGGCGGCACGTAATCAATGGCTTTTCTAATTTGCGGCTGTTCAGCGCTACGTGCCATTGTTTGATCCTCTAAACTCTGAAA